CGATTCCGGCGAAGGCTGTCTTAAAGGATTTACCGAAATTGCCTACAGATTTTCTGGCCTTGCCCATGTCTTTTGAAAACCTGGCTGAATTGGCGGAAAGCTCGGCGCGAAGTGCACCAATAGGTGTGGCCATTACTCGCCTCCTGGGTTAATTCCTTGAATATAATTCATTGATAATTTTAACCGTAGCATATTGTTCATCAACTGTTTGTCGTTTGATGGGTTTACTCCGACCAGAAATAAGTTTGTTGAGAGATGGAAACCTTTTGACCCGCCCACAATAGCCACCTACCCATCCGGATAAGATCGCCAGTTCTTCGGTGCGCTTCTGCTGTAATACGATTCCGCGGAAAACAATGTCAAGCTCTCGCAAGGTATAGTTCCAGAATTTCTCTGGATAGATCCCAACTTCGGCGGCGTGAGAAAGCCAGCCTATAAAGTCCCAGCCGCCTTCGGAGGGTTTTCTGGTTTTCCATCGGCATTTTTTACTTCTGGCATAGCGGATTGAAACACCGTGAGCACCGCTTCGGCGATAACGTTCCTGCCGGCTTCATCCATCAAGTCTCCAGCTTTCTTAAGATTTACTTCTGGATGATACCGCCTCAAACCAGACCAGAACAGTGCTCGGAGATCCCTGATCCCCATGTCCCCTGATTCCATTCGCTTTCCGATCACCGTCATGTTGCTGTGCATCAGTTCCTCGAATTCCGCGAGGGCGTTCGTATCATATTTCAGGGTATATTCTTTACCTAAAACAGCGATACGCCCTTCCCCACGATACGTGTTAGCCATGACCACTCCTTTAGGTTAATGTTGTTGCACCCACTATTTTGTATTCCACTTCCAGGCTCATTCGATCATCTACCGGAGCATCATGCGAAAAATTGATCAGGAAGGCAGAAAAGCTCCATGTCTTTCCAATGGCCGTTGGGAATACGACCTTGTAATTGGTTGCGGTGGTTTTGCCAAGCTCAGTGTTCAGTGTTGTCAGGTTAGCAGAAGTGAGATTCACAGACATTGATATTGACCCAGGATCTTTCATCCCTGGCGTGTATTCCCTGAAATTGCTGGGACTGTCCATGTTGGTAACCTCAACCGCATCTTTTGCAAAGGCAGGACCGGAGATACTAAGCACTTCCGCTAATTTGGTAAAAACCTCAGGAGATGCTCCATCTCCTATTTGGAATTCAGTACCATACCCAATCGCTGTATCCATTATATTCCCTCCTCGTAGTTGACCATAAAATCACAAGACCGCCGGAACAATTCCGGCTCAGGTTCGTAAGCGTCGTTCTCGTTCTCGAAAAACACTCCCTGCACGGTTGTCCCAGGGCTCGTCCCGGCAGTTCCCTTGAATCCGTCCAATCGTTTGCGTAAAGCTTCAAACAATATCTCAGCAGACAGATAGGTTTTAGCCCAGCAATCAAATTGCACTCTTGGCATTGAAAGGCCATTGGCGCTGTCCATAGAATGAGACCTGGATCCACTGACCCAAAAATAAGTGATCGCCGGCATCACTGAATTCTGGGGAGACTTCATGGGATAGATGCGATCGACGATCAATGATGCAATTAAGCTATCCGCCAATAGATACGATCTTAGGTCCGACGAGACGCTCATCTTCTAAGCCCAGCTTTCTTGGCAAGCTTCTTGGCCGCCTTCTCAATCTGAAGCCACAATTCCTTGCCGAAAATCCTCAGGATCTTGCCCTTGTTCTCGTCCCAGGCTGGCCTCAAGAACGGGCGAGGAGATGAACGCGAAGTCCCGAATTCGACCAAGTGCGCATGCGATCCCTTGGGACGCCCGGCCCCTATGAACAGTTCCACGGCACCTTGCTTGCGCCTACCTCTCTTCTGTCTCCTGCTTAATTTAGTGCTGATTTCAAGGCTTTCTTTCAGCGCTCCGGTATCAACCGGGACTTTCATCTTTGCAGCATCAAAGATTGGCTGGCCAGCTTTTTTCAAAGCCTTGCGAAGCGCACCTTTGCCAGCAGATTTAGGTAGTTTAGCCAAGGCATTATCCAGTTCCTTTAAGCCAAGGACTCTAGCCTTAACTACTATGCTCATGACTCACTCCTGGCGGTTGCATCGATCTCTATCATGCGCTTTCTGCCGATTACTCTAACGTCGTGAATATCGAATATCTGATTGTCATAGGAAATTCTATTCAGCACATTGATCCCGGTTCGAAAGCGTATGATGAAAGTCATCACCGCCTTACCAATGATCTGCCTCGCCGTAAATCGTTCATTACCTCGTTGTGGTTTAACCTGGGCCCAGATCGTAATTAAAACCGTCCAGGTTTCAATCAGTTGCCCTGCACCATCAGCAACCACGCTTTTCTGTTGTATGATTATTCTTTTATCTAATGGTCCTGCACGCATTCCACTAAAACCTCCAAATGCGATAAGGATTCAACAGAGCCTCAATACCGTCAGGAAGTTTAGCAATAATAGTCCCTGATATGGTGTCCTCTCTGAATTCATACAATCTTCCAAGCATTAACTTCATCGCCGCCTTAATTGCCTCAGGGACTTTACTGGCATCCTCAGGACTATTGCCGCTAACATACCCAGCTTGATATCGGATCCGCACTGCATTGGGTGTGTCCATCGTATCTGGCCATGAAAACGTACTGACCGGCAAGACCCATCCTGGCTCTGACACGCTGTCTACGACATAATCTCCAGAGCTCACCGTTTGTTCCGCACCATTAATATCATCGTATTTGACACTCGTAATGCTGACCAAGCGTGGCAATGGAATATAAATTTCATCGGACGAGAATTCATCCAAGTACAATTCCCAGGTCTGCGGGATTAGGGCTCGGCCCAGATATCCATCTGCGCCGTCAATATGGTTTCTTACAGCCACGATGAGGGATGAGATAAGCGTGTCATCTGGATGGGAAAGAGGGGATCCGGAAGCGTCAAGGTGTAGATGATCCCTGGCTTCGACTAATGTAATGGGTTCAACGGATGGTGCAATGATCAATTTTAATCTCGGCATCGTTTATACTCTCACAAGCGTTTACGGGTTGGCCCAGTCAATCTATTGTGACTGACGCCGAACGATCGCTTACGACTACGATCTCCGATATTAACGGAGCGTCTGGCTTCTTGTTTCAGATCTAGGACGATGGCCTTCGAATACCACAGCTCCACTTGGATGAGCGCGGCTGGTATGATGACTTTCGAATGGAACCGTGGAGTGGCTGCATCGAGGATCAACGCGTTCCCGTGGAATAGCCCAGTATCAATATTGCTCACCTTGGCCATAGAGTGCCACAGAATGTCAGCAACATCTTTGACGATCGCTTTTGAATGGTAGACTACGTTAGCGAAATCTATGAGGTCGGCCTTCGCATGAAACAGCGGTATGTCAGTGTCATTAACGGTACCCTTGCTGTGCCATACCAGGGTGTCTATGTCCTGGATGATTGCTTTCCCGTGCCATTGGTTAGTCGTTAGGTCGCCGATGACAACCTTCCCATGCCACAGCCCGGTTCCAACATCCTTCAGGATCCCCTTCCCGTGGAATAGCAGCGAATTCACATCCTTGAGTTGGGCTTTCGAGTGCCACAGGTCCGTGTCAACGCCTTTAATTATTGTTTTCCCGTGGAATAGATTAATCGCCACGTTAGCAACAATGCCTTTCCCGTGAAATAAGAGCGTCTCTAGGTCCTTCAGGACGGCCTTACCACTCCACAAATCGGTATCGACATCTTTGACAATAACCTTCCCATGAAAAAGTCCAGTATCGGAAGTTGCTACGATGGCCTTCGAATGCCAGAGGGTAGTCTCGACATCCTTGACAGCGGCCTTTGAATGCCACTGGTCGTCCATAACGTCCTTAACGGTACCCTTGCCGTGAAATAGCCCGATTGCGTCATCCTTGAGGACACCCTTAGCATGGAACTGATCCGTGACCGTTTCATAAACCACAGCCTTCCCATGCCATAGGATTGTGTTTTCATCCTTGACTACTATCTTCGAATGAAACAATTCATCGATGAGGTCTTTGATCGTACCTTTCCCGTGCCAGATGTTCGTATTCACATCCTTGACTACAGACTTACCGTGCCACAGGTCCGTGCCGACTTCCTTCACCGCGGCTTTCGAATGGTAAAGTAAGGTATCGACATCTTTCAGGGTAGCTTTGGAATCGAACACGTTGAGCCCCGTGTCCTTTAGGATGGACTTGGAGTGCCACAGGTCGGTGTCCGTCCCTTTGAGCGTCGTCTTGGAATGCCACAGGTCAGTGTTAACATCCCTCAGGACAGACTTTGAATGCCATTTGGGAATATCCGTGTCCTTCAGGATGGACTTGGCGTTGTATAGTGGGATGGCGGCATCCTTGATGATGCCTTTAGAATGGAATAGGAGATCGGCAGTATCTTGAATAACAGCCTTCCCGAAGAACATGGGGGTTATGGTTTCTACGCCTCGCCTTCTTCTCAGGATAATGAAACTCACCGGACACCACGCTCAAGAACCTTGGACTGCGGATGAAAATGACTGGGTAATTTATTGGTGCATGGTCGTTGGTAATTCCTGATCAACTTTCCAGTCTGGAAATCAACCTCAGCCAGATGCTCTATTTTCCCGTCACTCCACCCGATGGACCAACTGTTGAATTCCTCCGGCTCCACCGTCACGTTCCCATCCATAGATATCCATTGGATGCCCTTGGTCCTGAAATGGACGAACTCCACGAACGAATCCGGGAGGTCGGTTTTCCTAATCCGCCAGTTTAACCTACGGATGACCAGCTCCAGCATCTTGACCTTATCGAGCTGGACTGCATGCCAATTGTGTTCCCGTGACGAGACCGTGTATCCATCCTCCATATAGAACAGGAGGTAGCGGTCCCGATAGATATTGTCAGTCGCCGAACTGATTACCTTTTCCATATCAGGAATAGTCGTATCGGAAGGATCCCCTGAACTCCTTCCCGGATGTCGTACCCTGGTACGTCCCAGTCACCTCATTATCGGCCACGGCCAGGTACTGTGCGAGCACAACGATATCGTCGGTCGTATCAATGGTCGTGATATCAATCGAGGTCCCGTCATTCCCGGCATAGGCATTCTGCGATGGGGCCCCAGCCACATCCACGTCAGCCCAGGTATAGGTTCCGACTACAGCATTAACCACGTAAAGAGATGCGTTCGACCCGGCCTCGAACCGTATGGCTACCTGTTTAAGGTCGGTCCCGGCGAGCGTGAATCCCCAATCGGTGGAAGATTCATACCAAACTCTGAAGTTGTCCACCGTAGTATTCCCACCGTTGGCCGATGTCTTCCAACCCAAGTAAAAGACCAAGCTATCGGCAGCGCCACCGGATATGTCCACCGTTCCGAAATCGAGCGGATTTGCCCCGGTGTCAACCGCACTCGGAAATTCCGGCGACCCGCCATTGAACTCAGAAATCCGCTTGGCCTTCGTATCCAACAACGTAAGGACTGTCGTTCGGTCCAAAGTTTTAAATGCAGTTGTCGGTGCAGCCATCTCTAATCCCTCCTTTTAATAATGATTCCATGCTCATCCAGCTTGGTCATGATATTCTCCCAATCATCCACACCAAGCATATTGACTCCCTCTGCCTTCGTACCCTTTGCTAAATCTTCATTCACCACCAAGTCATATGGTAGGATAACGTTCAGCGCAGCCAATTCTTCTGGTGTTGGGTTACTCATTTCTCCTTAATCAAACGCTCCAAGTTCGCAATCGCCATACGAAGAAAAACAAACGCAAGCCCTATTAGAATTGACAGAAAGATGTGCCACATTGGGATGCTGATAATCTGCAAGCGCATTGCCAAGGTAGATAACACGATCAAGCAAGCGGTAATATAAGTTTTCCAACCAGGCATAGCCTCCCCCTACTTCACAATCAACATTCCGCAGTTTGTGGCCGATGGTGCAGCCGTGAAACCACCCCTGCCTGAACTGTCATTCGCCATCACGATATCAACGTTTGCCCCATCGAGCGTGGCATCCTGTACCATCCCTCCTTGCCCAACTACGTTACAGGCAGATCCACCGTTTGTATAAGCCACAATTCCCCACAGTTCATTCCAGTCAGTTGCGAGCGTGATGGATTCACCTTGCGGACTTTTACAGGCCCCAAGCTCAAGATTATTGGTGTCTGTAGATGCGGTGACATCGCAGTAACTAAATCCAGCCGTCGCTGACCTAGTCGCACACTCACCCGCCACATCCACCACAAAGAATGTGTCGATGCCCTCTTTAACAACGCTGCTGATCGTCCCTTGCCATCTGACTAACCATGAACCCTCTAGTGGAGATCCAGGCACTGTGAACGTTGTTTCATATAAGCCTGTAATCGACCCCACCTGAGAGGGATTCGTACAAGAGTTCTCTGAACCGGTCGTATCGTTTGGGTCAAAGACTGTGCAGGTTGTACTCGTCACTGTATTTGCTGACGACCCGTCCGCATCTAAGTAAAGAACCTTTAACTCAACAACCTCAGAAGGCTCATAGCAACCCAGGAAGTCAGCCGAGGCTGTAACAGGTACAAGGCAAATAAAGATAGACAGCAGTAACCTAAGAATCATCACCTCTCCATTATGGTTCAAAGCTCGTTACAACCCACTGACCAGCCAGATAACTATAAACCAACTCAGCCATTCCATTACCAGTTGACGTTATATTAGCACCAGTATTCGTTGTAATGAGTTTGCCGGTACCGCCCCCACCACTGTCCTGGTGCCTAATTGTCATGTTCTGACCTACCCTGTTAATAATAGTAAGTCGTGAACCATCCCTGGCAGCATCTATAGTGTTGACGTTGAATGCCGCCGTTGGACCAACAATATCCATAAAGCGTGACTCTCGCTGATCAATGCTGTAGTTATTCCCATTCACTAGAGTTATTTCGCTATTATAGTCTGATGTGTTACCAGACAAAGTGGCTCCCCCACAACCAAGACACTGACCAGAACCCCTTATATAAATCCCAATCGTATTGTTCGTGATCTCTAAATCACCGCCTGCGGGAGTTCCATCAATGGCGGCAGATACCGATACCACGCCATACTCCCCAACCAATATCCCCCAAGTGTTGTTGTCAAATGTATTCCCAAACTGGATATTAACACCAGCACCGTTAACGACAACCAACCCATTGTTATTACCATCAAAACGATTAAACCCTAGTTGGAACATATGTCCGCCAAGTTCAAAGGATAGTCCGCCGAGTATTGGATTATCACAGAATAGATTATAGGTAATCCCACTTGACGATCCACTATAAACCAAGTTCATGCCATAGTCGTTTGCGTTGTTACATAATGTATTCCCAAGAAAACGATGAAAGTGCGTCCTCTGTGTACCAAATCCAGCAAAGTAGTTGTCCGAGAAGTCGCTGGCAGCCACCATATCAACAAATGAGCTATTAGAAAAAGCACCATAACCACTCTTGCCACTATTGTCATTTGAGGAGATAACGGATATTTCCTCTACCGAGGAATCTATCAAGTGAAGCGAAAAAGCGATGTGCTTATTAATAGCGAACTTTCTCAGGATGATGCCTGTTGAATCTCTTATATCCAAACCATCGAGGCGGACATTTTCACCATAGATGCGCCCCATATGCTTTTTATCATAAATCTTGTAGGTTATTGTGTTATCAGGCATACCACAATCAGCCCACTTCGTAACCATTGATAATTGCGTAGAGGATACAACTGTATTAATCCGATACCAGTTCTTCCGATTAAATCCAGAACCTTCACAAAAACCTGAAGCCCCTGCTGGCCCAGTGATCTCCAAAAATTGCTTATCATCATCCGCAGCAACAAAGCTCGCACCCGTATCATTGAACAAACTACCCTCATTCTTTGGAAAACCATTTGTATTACTGCCCGTAGATGTCCCGGACTTAGCAGCCGCATCCGTGAAGCTATTTGCATCCACGTTAAAGTACGATTGCAGGATGAGATTATAATCGCCATTGGGATGATAGCCTTTAAACTCGTTATATTCTGGATAAATACCAGAAGCCCAATGTAGCGTAATTGTTGATCCGCTTGCGGTTGAATAAAACTTTGAAATAAGATTTCTCGCCGCGGCGAGAGTTCTGCATGGAGTACCCGTTGCGGTACAGTTATTGGTATCATCCCCTAGCCCTACAATATTCGCCACCGGCGCACTATTCGCAGCGAGCGTTGAAGCCGTTTCGTTAAATGACCAACAACCAAGCAAATTCGTTGTATCAACGATGGAGTCGCACTCAATATTGGTTATCGTATCCCACTCAGTTTGTGTGAGTATACGTTTCCATATCCTTACCTCATCCCTTAGGCCAAGCCAATGACTACCTCCCCCGGACGCAGCCTTGCCAAGAACCATTGGAAAGTCACTTACAAACGGTGCATCTTCACCCGCACCAGTAGGGCATGTGCCGGAACAAGTCCAGCTTCCCGTTAGATTAGTAATCGACCCCCCATCTGGCTTTATCCGAGCAACGAAGCTGGATGCTGTGCCAAAGGTGTAGCTAATCTGAATGTGGTACCATGTATTTGCATTTAAACTGGCATTGGTGGATGTCCAAATTCCATAGCCGTTATCGGTGCTATTACGATAATAAAAGCGTATATCGTCATCCGCATTTGGTATGTCTATATGAAAATTCGCTAGTACACCAGCAGAATCTTCTTTAGTAACCAACCTCCTAAAATCTGTTGCGGGCATAGTATCTGTAATGTAAATACGATCATCCCATGTAAAGTCATCACCATCGGCAAAATCAAAAGCATCTTCATAGTCCCAGATAATCCAGTTATCAGTACCATTAAAACGAATACATCCTCCCATGCTTGGAGTACACCCATTAGCTTGCCAACCCTCATTGGCAGTCCAGGTCGCGCCAGTAATCGTCCCATCCCTTGCAGCTGTTCCCTCGCAGTTATCAGCGGTTGATCCAGTCCCTTCATTAAAATGCCAACAGCCTGTCAAGCTAGTCTCAGATCCACCTAATTCCAAACCCCACCCAAGGTTCCAACGAGTTTTAGCATCATCAATCGTACCTACTTTTTGCCACATCGCTACTTCATCAATCTCTCCCTCAAAATCACTACTTCCACCAGCCGTTTCTCCAATTTGTACCTGACCAGTCATGGTAGCCGTATCTCCACTTATAGTACAGCCACCAAAAACGCCATTAACGTAAACGCATAACACTCCAGCAGTATGCCATCCGTAAATATAATTCCACTTATCAACAACATAAGACACCCCTACTCTGTCTTCTGAACCATCACCATTGTAGACCCACAGTTTATCTCCTTCTGAATTTGGATTACCCCTTACCAAACCAAAGTTAGTTTGACTTGTTATTATAATATCTAAAGCGGCAGCATTCGCTCCTGTAGGTGCAGTTCCAGTCGGCTTAACCCAGGCTTCCGCAAGGCAAAGTGAAGCCGTACAATAAGTCGTCAACGTAGTCGTGCCAAGATCAACTTCATCATCCGCGCCATCAAATGACAAACAATTAGAACCAAGTTTGCATGGCCCATCATGCTCCCGTGGATTTTCATAAATATTTTCTAGCTCACCTGGATAAGTATGTCCCGCCACATAGTAATTCGGTTGAGCAATCCCAATATCTACAGTGATCGTTCCAGCTCCACTGGCCTCAGAACAGGTCACGTCATTTCCAACACAATCAACCGATGTAACGGTGCCTTGCGAGACCCCTTCTTCTTTTAGGTCAACCCCACCACCACCAACAATTGCAGCGAAGGCTGCGGGTTGAAGGAGCATAAAGTGAGTTAAAATAAGAACTGCTAATTGTCGAATCATCGATCTCCTATAAAAGAAAAAGGGACTGTGCAACGGTGTGGCCGCCACACAGCCCCTTCTCTACACCCTCGGTTGATCGGACCGGGGGAAGTTTCAGTTATCTGTTAAGGTACAATCACCTCAATGGTTATCTTAATAATCACGTTGGGTGGTGCTATGGGAGGCGTGAGGTCAGCGTTAAACGTCACCTCATTTGAAAACCCAGACTCATTCCCTGAAGTGTCGTAGGCTGTCACAGCCCCAAAATAGCCTGTGCCCTCGGGTATTCCCAAGTCAACTATCTTCTCACAGGGATTAGTAGGCGTTGCCGTTAGCACCACGTCCTTGATCGCCGTATACATTCCACTGGCCACACCTGTATGTACCCGGTAGCCCGCTAAGTCTGTCTCAGTGTTCGCGTCCCAGCACAGCTTTGTCGCTGCTTGAACCTCCCCGACAGCACTTAAGGGGATAACGCCTAAGAAGCAAACTAAGCTGATGCCTAAACTGATAATCCAACGCATCATAATATTTCCCTCCACCCCATTTTGTCATTCTGACGATTGTGTCGCATTGCTCGACCAGCTTTTCTATTGATGGCTTTGGCAATTATTCATGCCGCTCTAAATGTGTGATAAAATTCTGATTAAGTTTCCTAACATCTCCCCTCATTTCATCCTGGCCGGCCTCCATCATTTCAATTTTTGTAACAAGCTTGGTGTTGACTGTTACCAATTGCTGGACCTGCTTACTCATGCTTTGAATTAATTTGCCCATCGTCTCTTGATACTCACTGTACAGAACCAGCTCCGGCCCCTCTATACGACTACCACCATAAACTGACTTCGGGGATACACCTACTTTCCTAACTGACTCAATATTCTTTACGACATACGCTGTCAGGCTGATCGATCCACCCAATAATAGAACAACAACGCCCAGCGTGATCTGCGTCTTCTTGTTAATTGCATACGCCAATCAGATCCCCTGCCGGTATTTTCCTGTTACTCAGTATCTGATCGTCAGTCACTTCCCCGCAGTTCGCACACACTGCGACTGTCAACCAGACAGCACCAAAATCAGCGTATGCCTGGTAGAGAAATCCAGCGCATCTAGGGCAGCCGTTTCCGCTTTTCAAAGAGCTTGCCGACTGAGAGCGATAGTCCATATAAAATATCATCCTCGCCTGAGTTCTCTCCTGCAAACCGGTAACCAATATTTACAGACAGCGCATCATTGAAAAACATAAAGGGTGCAACGACAGGCGCGCCCGTCAACCTGGCCGCTTCATCTACGCTACTTACCCCCGCAAATCCAAGAGCACCTACACCCATAACGCTTACACCTTCGTAGTAGAGTCTCAGGGAAGGGCCGACCATAATGCCCGAGCCCACCATATTGTCTCCTGAGTCAGACTTCAAAAACATCTGTGCGTCAGATATCCTGTAGAAGGAATCAGAATCGGGCTTTAAGGCAAGGCTTGAACAACTGAAGACAAATAGCATCAACGTAATGAATGTAAATGTCTTAATCACTTTAACCTCCTTTACTTACAACCATACGATTGGAACTATCTGCACGATAACGCTTAAACGATTTCAATGCGTCCTTCAGCCAGGTTTCCCAAACACCTTCGGCGATAAAACCATCAATTGCTGCGCCTGCAACCGCCATGTTTGTTAAATCACCAAAGCCACCGATATTAATGCCAGTCACTCCCTCAAACATAGAAAGAGCGCCGGAGGTCGCATAAAGAATTATTCTTTTCTGCCACCATGGTCTTGAATTAATGAATCCTACGTACATCCTTCCAAATGTCATAAGCACAATAACCAATGCTGGTTTCAGAAGAATCAACAATTTACTTAACAATCCAGCTAAATCCAGTTCATTCATCGCACGTACTCCTTAATCAAAAACCACTTTACGATCTTCCACCCGGGCTCCTGAAAATGCCCTTTATCCCACGGCAGATATTCACCCCACTGATCACCCATCCAATCAAGGCCAACTTTCTCAGCCGCCCCACCCATTGTCTTCCATATCCGGTCCGGGGCATCCCACCATGGCTGACCATCCTTTAACGGCACACAATCAAATGCAGCCCGATAGTTATGAGCGGACTCCCCACCTTTAGCCTTAGTGACAATCCTCTCACCCTCAACTCCGCGCCTGCCAATTTGATAAAGTTTGTTCTGTTCATTAACCGACCGGTAGGTAAAGTAGATTAAGACTTCGATCCCATCTTTCTTGCATAGCTCTTTGAAGACATCAGCCTTTAACCTAACAATGGGGTGCAGATCCCAGATGTTTCTACTACGCATTTTAAATATTCCCATGCATACCCACTTCTCATATCTTCCAAAGTCCATTGGGTCCAAGCCAAATCATGCGCCCATACCTCGCGATCCGGTTGTGTTATTGGATCAACAAGCGCATGCGAGCTGACAGGCCATGCCATCGCACCTTCATCCAGCGTGATTGTAGAAACACCCAACAAGACAGACTCCACGCCAGCCGTTGAATTATAGGTCACACAGATCAATGCACTCCGCAGATCTTCTTCGAGGGTTCCTTTGGATGGTGAAGATCCCTTCGGTCCTCTGGAATCGTAGCCATTTGCAATCGTCCATGGATGTGGTCGATAAACAACTTTATGGCCCATCGCTAACAATTGATTCGTTACATTCTGCGCCCATCTATTAAGACCGATTTTCAAACCATCAAGGGCAGAGTCTGTCGGAACCTGACCAATGAGCAAAACATAATCGCCCGGCTTCCTCCATGGTCGCATAAGATCGCTGTATTGTTTGCGCCATCGTTCGCCACCATCCACAGCCTTCGGATAAATCCCTCGATGACCTAGCCCGTTCCAGCCGCAGGATGTATATTTCATCCGGTCTCCGACATGCCCGCGCTCCATAATCAGGACAGGCTTACCAGTCCTCCGCCTCCAGTCCATAACGGCTAGTTTTTTGATTGACCAGACAACATGGAAATCGGCATCCTCGTAAGGAGAATTATCCTGTATGAATCCTGTTTTAATCCCGTGGCGCTCTAAGCCATTTTTAATGGCTTCCCCGTGTTCACGTTGATGAGATGAATGATTAACCGATATCGCTGCCTTCAACGATCGATCCTCCAGCATTCAGAAACATGCGCCCTCGGTTCCTTCAACCAGGTAACCTCACCCGGAAACCACGTTTTAAATAAATAATCCCATTCCGCATAGGATCTGCGATTAATATGCAATTCATCCCCTATAGCTTTTTGAGAAGTTAAATTATTCGCCGTGATTAAGATATGTCTATTCGTAACTCGTAACAGTTCCTTGCAAGCCAGTTCATCATCACCTTGAATCAGATGCTCTATTACATCAAACATGGTTACTACATCATAGGATCGGTTGCCAAATGAAAGCTCATGGGCCTCAGCATAGACGATATCCCGTCCATTGATTAGATCCATTACGATCTCCGTTCCCATGATGGGATGAAAACCAAGCCTTTTAGCTTCTCGAAGCATTTCCCCACGTCCACAACCTACATCAAGATATGATCCGCGACATGGTAATGCCGAGAGATCCCTTACTGCATCCGCTTTCCTAGCAGCCCCCATTCTGTAGTTTTCTATAGCGTAAGCCTTCACATATTTTTGATGTTCGATTTCACGCAACAGAGGAACTAAGGGCAACAGACTGGCCAATTGCATCCTCCAATCTCATTTTAGGAAAACACTCAAGCGCGCTTCCTGGAGTGCAATTCAATATCTTGATTCCTTCCGGTAATTGCCTGGCAGCTTCCTGAAACGCTGGGATGAAATGCTCGTACTTGCAGCCATTTTTCAACCCTGACGGATGATTTCCGAAAAAATGTCTCGGTTGACTGGATTCCGGGGTCCG